CAAGGTTGATGGCTGCCCCGTTTGATGTGAGACGCAGGTGGCTCCACTTCGACGACGCTGACGATATGAACAAGGTCGGGATGGCGGCATTCGGGTGTTTTCTCGAAGGCTGTGTTTCTGACAGGAGAGATGCACCGCCTCTGGTTAGCGTTTTCACCGGCGCATATCGGACCGGGGAGCGCATTTTGAGACCGTTCCACTCACTGTTGGGGCAGCGATACGGCGAGTGGGAGTGGGTTGTGCTTGATGATTCGGATGATGACGGCCAGACGTTTCGAATGCTGGAGGACCTCGCTGAGAAGGATTACAGGATTTCAGTGTACAGAGCGCGTCACTCGGGGAGAATTGGAGATGTAAAGAATCGGGCGGCGATGCTTTGTAGGGGTGACTTCCTTGTTGAGCTGGATCATGATGACGAGCTAACGTATGACGCTCTCGGGTGTGTCGTTGAAGGCTTCCGACAATTCCCCGAGGGTGGGTTCCTGTACACTGACTGCGCCGAGGTGTACGAGGACGGGAACTTGGTGCGTTACGGTGAAGGTTGGGGTTTTGGGTACGGGAGCTATAGGAATGAGATGTACAGGGGAAGAAATCTGTTGGTGACGAATGCAGCGAACATCAACCCGAAGACCATAAGGCATATCGTTGCAGCGCCGAACCACATTCGAGCGTGGAGGAGGAGTACGTATCTTGAGATTGGCGGGCACTGTCGGGATGTGCATGTCGCGGATGATTACGAGATCATGGTTCGAACCTTCTTGAAGACTCGGATGATAAGGGTTCCTCGTCTCGGATACATTCAGTACATGAACGCGACCGGGAATGTTCAGCGCCAGAGAAACCAAGAGATTCAGAGACTCGTGAGGATGTTCCGGCAGGCTTACGACCGAAAGATTCACGAGAGGTTTTTGGAGCTTGGGGTTGACGATTTTGTGTGGGATGACGAAAACGGTCGGTCGGACCTGGAAGTAGAGAACCCGGAGATCGAGTCGCACTGTACTTTGACGGTGTGTTTTCCAGAGCAGGAAACCGAGACGACTGAGAAAGAGAAGTGATTTGAACGCAGATGAATATCCTGAAGTTTTTTCAGACGCACAGAGACAGGCTGAGGCTGCGTTGTATAATGAGTGGGGAACTTGTGCTTTCCCGCTTTGTCGGGTTACGGAGGAGGAGAGGAAGAAGTGTTGGGATTATGCGGAGGCGAGAAGACCACAAGCTGGTCATTATGGGAATCGTGGTCAGGAGAATGCGGATAGGATCGTCGAGCAAATCGCCATCGGAAAGATGGGTGAGATTGTGGCGTACCGGACGCTGTCTTGCGTGTTGGATGTCGGCGAGCCGGACTTCAACGTGTATTCGGGTGACGACAAGAATTGGGATTCGGACCTTCGTTCTGACCAGGGCGGTTACAGGTTTGCCGTCAAAACGTGTGAGTTCGAGAGGAAGTCGCGAATCCCACCTTCATGGACTTTTCAGGAGAGCGATAAGTCCGGCAGATCAGGGCATGACGTCATTTTGGATAGTGAGGATGAGAAAGAGTTTGTGTGCCTTGTCATACTCGACGGCGCGAGGCGCATTGGTAGGATAACGTTTCTTCTGCCAGCTCCGCATCTCAGGTCGCGCTCTCTTCTGATGCCTCCTTTGTCGAGAAGGCTCAGGGACGCGAAAAAGGTCGCCTATTGGTACACACTCGTTACGGGTTCGTACGACTCATGTGTTGGAGAGCTTTCAGGATTGGGCTGGAGTGGGTTGTCAGGCGTTTTGAACTTTGGAAACAACGGAAAGCGCAAGGTTATAAAGGACAAATTGCAATCCCCGTTTCGGTACCCTGGTGCCAAGACGCGCCTCCTTGTTGAGATCATGAGTAGGATGCGTCCTTACTTGCGTGGTTGCCACACGTATGTCGAGCCATTTGTGGGTGGCGGTTCTGTGGTCTTATGCGTGGCGTCAGAGTTTCGGTCGTTGGGCAGGGTGGTTGTGAATGATGTGGACCCTGCCATCGGAGCGTTTTGGGAATGCATGCTGAACGCCGATGACACTGAGTGGTTGGCTGCCAAGGTTCGTTCCACGGCCGCAACCGTCAAGGAGCACGGGAACCAAAGGGTGAAGTTGGAGTCCGAGAGCGCAAGGGAGAGGGCGTTTGCCGGATTGTTCTTGAATCGGACAAGTTTCTCGGGAATACTGACTTCTGGGCCGGTCGGTGGGTACGATCAGGGGAGCAAGTGGACTGTCGATTGCCGTTACCCGCAAGACGTGTTGCCGGATCGCATCAGCGCGATTGGGGACCAGTTAGGCTCGAAACTGGAGGCGTGGTCGAGTGATTTCGCGGATGTCATTGCGTCATACGATAGGATGGGCGTTGTGATATATTGTGACGCACCGTATTTCGTAAAGGGCGACATGCTCTATCGGTGCAAAATGGGCGATGCTGACCACATGAGGTTGGCTGAGCAGTTGAGGGGCTTGAAGGACGCGAAGTTCGTGGTCAGTTACGACAATGCACCTGAGATAGCCAGAATGTACAGGGGTTGGGCGCGTGTTGAAGAGATTGTTGTGCGGTACTCCATTAAGGGACAAGGCAGAAAGAGTTGGGGAGCTAAGAAAGAGCTTCTGATAAGCAGTTGGGACGGCATTGAGAGAGTACCGTTTACAGGCAGAGTCCCCGTTTCCCGGAGGCCAGTGAGACGTCGCATCGGGAAGCGGTGATTTTTCTGAAAAAAAGTTGTAAAAAACGCTTCTGTCGTTGATATAATGGTGTAGGGGAGCGCCCACTTCGCGCTCGCAAGTTGTGATACAGTAAGAGGTTGGAGAGGTTATGGGCAAGCGCAATCTTTCGAAGTACGACCCTTCGGACATCAAGGTGCTGAAGGGCTTGGAGGGCGTGCGAAAGCGCCCTGCGATGTACATTGGCGATACGGACCAGGGTGGCTTTCACCATCTGTTGTACGAGGTGGTGGATAATTCTCTGGACGAGGCTGTCGCTGGCTTCTGTGACAAGATGAGGGTGGCTGTTTCGCGTGATGGTGTTGTCACGGTGGAGGACAATGGACGAGGAATCCCCGTGAAAAACAACCCCGTCGAGAAAGTTCCTACCGTCGACGTGGTCATGACGATTCTTCACGCGGGCGGGAAGTTTGGAGGCTCTGATAGCAAGTACAGGACTTCTGGCGGACTTCACGGCGTGGGCGTCTCGGTTGTGAACGCGTTGAGTGAATGGCTCGAAGTCACGGTCAAGAGGCACGGGAAGAAGTGGCACCGTCGTTACGAGTGTGGCATCCCAACGAAGAAAAAGCTGGACGTTGTTGATTCCGGCTTGTCGAGGAAGGAGACGGGGACTTGCGTCAGGTTCGTCCCGGACGGAGAGATATTCAAGGGAAACGTTGAGTTCTCCAGGGGTACAGTCGTTCGGCGCTTGAGGGAGTTGGCCTTTTTGAATCCCGGTTTGGAGATAACGCTCGATTGGGAGGACGACGAAGGAGAGGAGTCGGAGGTTTTCGAGTCAACTGGTGGTTTGGTTGAGTACGTTCGATATTTGGCGAACGGAAAAACTTTACTGCACTCACCGGTTAGCATGGAGTCGAAGGATGTTGTGGGATGTGAGGCTGAGCTTGCGTTCGTCTACGATTCAGCGTATGAGGGCGCGGTCGTCTCATTTGCGAACAACATCAACACGGCTGAGGGCGGTGTGCATCAGGAGGCTGCTCTGTACTCTTTGTGTCAGGCCATCACGGGAGTAGCGGAATCAAAGGGAATGCTCAAGGGGTTGGACTTTACTCCCAACAAGAGCGACATCGCCGAGGGCCTGACGATGGTTGTCAGCGTTCGTGTTCCTGAGCCTCAGTTCGGAGGGCAGACGAAAACCCGGCTGACGAATGCGGACCTTAGAGTGGCGTTTGGCGAGTGGATGCAGAAGAGCATGGAGAGGGCGCTGGCGTCTGACAAAGCATTGGCGTTAGAGATAGCGTCCAAGATTGTTGACGCTATGAAGTCCAGGGATGCTGCGAAAAAAGCCAAGAACTTGTCGAGGAGGAAGTCAGTCCTTGCGAGCCTCACGTTGCCGGGCAAACTGGCGGATTGTACCTCCAAGGACCCGCAGCTATGTGAGTTGGCGATTGTGGAGGGTAATTCTGCTGGCGGTTCTGCGATAGAGGCGCGCGACCGGCAGTTCCAAGCGGTTTTGC